ATAACTACTACCAGATTGGTCCTGAGACTGGATCAGGGTTTTGTTACCTGTCCCTGCTGTACTTTTTATTTTAAAATCTGCCATAGTTTATCCTTTTGGGTATTTGTCCTTAGTTTTCTTAAGTTCTGCTTTTAATCCTGCAACTCCTGAGTGATAAATTAAATCCATCTGTTCCTGCCATGAGGGGTAGGATACTGCACGATCACGTTGGTACTTGTTTGCATCGTATTCTGCTTGCATATCCGCCACACCCTTATTACATTCTTCTTCTGTTGGTTTTGGATCATCCGAAACAATGATAAGATTTTTATAACTTCTGTCATTATGGTCAGAAAAATCAAACCATTGACCATTTCGTATAGTAGTTAAATATCTTTCTAGTGTAAAAATACTCATTATGTTTCTCCTAGTTTTCTCATAATGATCTGCCCTGATTGATCCCCATTCATATATTGGTATAGGCTTGGGACTGAATATGCCACAAATTTAAGTCTATGTGTGGATACATTAGTAATATCTAAAATTGTTTGGAAATGCACTTGTGACCTAAACCAATCATCTGCTGGATAATAAGCATTGCTTTGACCACCACCAACAGTAGTATAATTAGACCCACTATCTGTAGATAAATAAATTTTTAAATTTATATTTTCAGCACTAATTGCTGTAGAAGTCGCAATAGAAAAACTATAGGCTCCGTTAATTTCCCAAAATCCTGTGCTTGGAAATGTAAAAATTCCACTTGATTGAGTTGGGATACTTGAGCCATTTATAGTTGTACCTGAAAAACCAACTACTGGATCTACAGAACCCGATGAAGTATGAGCCGTTATTGTCCATTTTGAAATACTGGATGTATTAGGAAGTGCATCTAATCCTGAACCTCCTGTAACCCCACTTGTTAAAGTTCCTCCTGAAATTGTACCTAAAGTAGCCCCTGAGTCAGTAGTTGTAAGGACTGCCCCTCCTGCCTGATCCTTCAGGATTAACTTATTTCCACTTGTTGCAGTTGGTTTTATTATTAGGTCTGGCATTGTTTATCCCTGTATTTCCTCTAACATTATTGTGCATGGAAAGTATGAATCTGCACTAAGCCAACCAGAGTATGATCCCCCATCCCCAGCTAATTTTGCATAAAGTTTATAATGAACAGTAGCTGCTCCAGGATTTTCATCTAACCAAAGAATAGGGTAAACACCATCATGGTATATGTGTGATTGTGAGTTATCTTTATGGTCCCTATAATGTGAAGCCCAACCATTAGTGTGCATATTACTATAAGAAGAACCACCATCAGTTGATCTATAAAGATAAGTATATACAGCTAACCATGAGTTAGAACCATTAGCCCATGTCCGTAATTGGTAATTCATTTGTATTTTTATTTTATTCCCAGATGTTATTGTTATACTATCATGTAACCCAGTAGCCGCAATTGAGGAGGTAACAGTATATTGTACCTTTGTAGTTGCGAATTTAGTTTGAACCACATGTCCAGTAGGAAATGTAACAGCACTCCCAATCTCCCCTGTCATTCCCGTGAGACTTTGGTTAGGTGACTGAGCAATAGTATTAGCTTCAATCAGCCCAGTCCCAGATATTGTCCTGTTACTACCATCACTTGTAAGAGTTACTGAATCACCATCACTTGCAAGCTTCGCCAAGATAAGACCATCACCTATTGTTACATCACCTGTAACAGTAGCATTATCACACAACCTCATTGTCTGCTTAGGGTAATCACCTGTGATATTTACATTAGCAGGCTGATCAGTGAACGATATGTCGGCAAGTGTAACTGCCCCTTCTCCTATATCAGCAGAAGTTAGTACCCTATCTGGTTGTCCTCTTCCTATATATCCCATGTTATGTTATCTCAAGTACAGACATGCAAACGTCAACTGAACCAGCAACGCTACTCTTAACCTTTATAAGGTCATTCTCAACCATGTTGAGCTTTTGATCCCCTCCAACCAGAACCAAAACCGAACCTGCAGGTATCGGGACTGAAGATGCCAGGGAAATATCATTAGTAACATTAGCCATTGTAGTTGATAATGCAACATCAACTTCAACTGCACTACTTGTTATGTTAGTCAGGGAAAAACCTATGACTGTAGTAGTCTTCCCAGAGCCTGTGACAGCATATGCCCCAGATTGTGATGCTCCAGCAGTGCTAGCCCCAACTTGCCACCATGTAGAATCACTAGCTGCAACCCCTACTGCCTTAGATGTTTTCCTTAAAAATGTATTAGCCATAGTTTTCCTTTAATATCAGTTAGATCAGCCCAAGGCAATGGACATGGCAACACTCGCATTGTTAGCCTCTGTTTGAACTTGAGCTAATGTTACCCCTAAATTATCCCAAGTTGTCCCATTATAATATTTCAACATATTGCTAGTTGTATCGTAATATAAATCTCCTTCATCATTACTTGAAGAAGGTGCTGAGCTTGCTACTCTATATCTGTCATGGAATGAATTAATTGTAGTTAAATTATCTGCAACTACCTTTAACTTACCTGTAGTTGCGTTAGCCATTGCATCTGTACCAAGTAAAGCTAAGTGCCCAGTAGAAGCAGTACCCATTGCACTTGTTCCTAACCTACCAATCTCTGTATCCTTACCTGCTACAGTATTAATATTTGCTGCAATTCCAGCACATGTAGCCATATTTGTTGGCAATGGTGCTGTAGTTGCTATAGTGATTGCTGTCATGTTAGTTGCACATGAATTAACATTAGCAATATCATCTGCAACTTTATCAACCTGTGCTATATTTGTGTTAGTACCACTTGTAGCTGTAGTTGATCCATCATACTTTTCTGTTAGTATAGATATTTGTGCCAGTAAAGTAGCTGAAGGTAGTATAGAAGTCCAACTCGTATTGCCTAAATCATATACTCTTAAGTCATTATTAGTTGTATTCCAATATAAACAACCATCAAGAAGAGCATCCCCATCATTATCTAATGTTGGATCTGATGTTTTAACTCCAAGGAACCTGTCATCAAATGCATCCAAGCTTGCAGCAGCAGCAGCTTCTGAAGCAGCAGCAGCAGTGGCAGAGGAAGAAGCACCAGTTGCAGAAGAAGCGGCTGCGTTTTTAGAAGTACTTGCAGCAGCAGCATGGAAGATAGCATCATTAGCATTAGAAAAAGCAATATTTTTATTGAGTTCTGTCATAGATGAATACTGCTGAACAGTAGTAAGCAAATCTCCACATGCTAATCTATGCTCTTGAGCAGCAGCAGCAGATGCAGCAGCAGATCCTTCAGCACTTTCCCATCCTGATCCATCATAAAACTTAATTACTCCATCAGTATTATTGTAATAACAAGCTCCAACTGAAATTGTATCACCATCATTATCTGTAGTAGGGTCTGTCCCCTTCGTGCCAAGAAATCTATCATCGAAGTTATCAAAGATAGTATTCATTGCAGTGTGTGCTGTTTCAGCAGCAGTTGCCGAGGTTGCCGCAGCAGTAGCTGATGTAGCAGCCTCTGAAGCTGAAGTTGCAGAATTTGCAGAATATTTCTTAGCAGAAAAATTACCACCTTCTACTTCTGTATTTGAATTGAATCCTGTACCACCACCTAAAGCCCATTGTTTAGCTGATCCTGAGTGTATATCTGTTCCTTGGGAATACTCCTTAGCAGAATAATCAGTACTATCTACTGTAGAGCCTGTTTTTGTAGCCCATTGTTTAGCTGAACCCCCTGTTACAACAGTACCAACAGCATGTTCTTTTGCAGAATAGTCACCAGAGTTACCATCTACCTTTGCACCAGTAGTATTCGCCCATTCTTTTGCCGAACCCTTATTAGCTGTACTAGTTACTCCTGTACCACCTATCGCCCATGCTTTTGCTGAGTGATTCGCAGTATCACCACTAACTGCACCATTAATCTTTACAGCAAAATCTCTTGCAGAACCCCCTGTATTAGAGGTTGTACCCTGTGCATATTCAAATGCTGAATATAAATTAGTATCGTAACCCGTATTTGCATTGGTTACTGTTGAACCCGATAACTGTGCATACCTCTGGCAGGTAGTCTCGTGTTTTTCTATTACAGGTTTTTCAGCAACAATACTTAGTGCTTCTTCAACTGTAAAATCAGTGTTACCTGCACCAATATATACTGGGGATTTACTACCGCTTGAAGCTTTCATACTCTTTCAACCATTGATAAGATAACAGAAGATGCTTGTGTTGAAGTTACTTTAATAACATCGCCTACTAATACAGGAGAACCCGCATTATTTAGTCCGTGTTGCATAATCATTTTACCTGGCATGATATCCACTGAGGTATCTGCTGGTAGAGGTATAGTATCTGCTAACTTAACTACTGTCTGATCGTAATAAGATGTTAAGCTAACAGTTAATGTACCTGCATTTGCTGTAGTAGCAGCAACAAAGAACCCTATTATAACTGACTCTGCTGCTCCTGCTGGTGATAAACCATCATTTGGTGCTGTAAATACAGTTGTCTCAGTATTAGCTGGGACATTCAATGCATACCTCTTATATCTTTCTTCCATTTTAATCTCCTAGTATCATTTGGGTTTTTCTTGAAACTCGTGCAATCATTGCTTCTATGTCTTTAGTGTCACCTTGATCTATAATTGCAGGCTGATCCAAAGTCATGGTTCCCTGACCTAGTACCAGCTTACCTCCTACCACAGTGGCAAGAAGATTACCTGAAGTATCTTTAATTGTTCCCTCAAGAACTACATTCTTTAATGTTTTGTTTTCAAGAGTAACTACTTGAGTAGCAGTAGGTATAAGATAACCTGATGCATTACTACCATCATGGACACGAAGACTCCAAGGAGCACCTGTAGCAGTCTGTACTGTCACCTCTGCTGCTTCACCCCCAAAACTAGCATGTTCTGCTTCTGTGCCTTTCCTTAATTTAATTGCTATTCCCATTATCTCCTCACTACTAATCTGTTAAAATTAATGCCACCTGTTATACTAGCTGGATTAAGAGGCTCAACCCTGTCTGCATCTGCAATCATTGCCAGCTTCTTGTTCTTGAAATATTCACTTTTCTCTACATTACGTAAATCATGTTCTTTCAGGTAAGCTCTTTCTAATGCACCAAATGTTAAAGCATCAACCCATACTGCATCTATAGGGCAAGTAGTTTGGTAATTAACTGAAGACAAAGTAAAAGTATTATCTACACCTATAGATATTGTCTGATTAGTTTCATCAAGTGTAAGTGATTGTGAGAAAGGAGTAGCATCATCATAGAGAGTATCCCCTGTAACCCATCCATTGAGAGGACTTGTTATCTTTCTATCAATTGGGCTATCTGGATTAGAAGCATCTGTATAGAAATAAGGGACTTCATCACTCATCCTTACTGGTCTTGCTGTGCCAGATAGAACAAGTGTTGCGTCTTCGGTAGGTATAGGCCAGACTCTAACTATCTCAGAAGATCTCTGGTCTAAAACTAAAGCAAGTGTTTTACCTGTTGTCTCCTTCCAATTTTCAATACCAGAAGACCATACATTACCACCATATATCTGAGTAATTGAATGCTCACCATCCTTAATTACCAGAGGGAGGTTCCCCTCTGAATGTAATCTCTTCATCTCAGATGTAGTAACAACAGGTAATTCACGACCCGATATAGATCCACCATTAACGTCCATTAAAGCCGTAGGCAATGGGATCAAATAGTTAGTAGCACTAATATCTACATTAGAATCCACTATAGGCAAACGGATTGCCCTTATAAGATCAAGTAAAGAATCGTGAATATAATTATTCAGCTCAGTCTTTGTCCATCTTACATAACCAGAATCTTGTAGGATATTGACTACTCGTGATCTAATATCGAGTAATTCAATCATGCTACGTTGACCTCTTCCATGTCAGCTTCTACATGCTCACGATCAATACTAGATCCTTCAGGCCACTTAAGTACCTGAACATTGTATCTATTAGCATCATATCCTGTAAGAGCTGCACCTTCACTTGACTGTATGTAACGTCTCTCTACACAATTCATTAGAATATCGAAATGTCCAGCAGGAATTGCTCGCCTGGAATTTCTTGGGAAACGTAAAACCCAATCGTTATGAGTTACTGTGACTGGCCCCATTTGTGATGGGTCATCGCCAAAGCCAATGACTACACATCCCCAGCCTTCAGGTACAACTAAATCTTTACCAACTTCTGCAGCTAAATCCTGCCCGAATGTTTGATGTACCGATACTGTTTTTTGACGACCTGAATCATACATTGGATTATTCAATGTAGTTCCATATTCGCCTGTAGGTATCATTCCGCCTGCTACTGCCATATTAACCTGTGTT